AGTGGCATCTGACGTACGTGCCGGTCGCGGACGGCGCAGCGGTGGCGGCGGCCTGACATGGCGGGCACCGTCACCCCGACGGCGAGCGCCGTACCCCACTCCGGGGGCGTCTCCAAGATGTCACTGGCGTGGACGTGCGACGCATCCGGCAACGTGTCAGGCAACAGCCTGACGATGGAGGCGGGCTCGCTGGTGGTCGTCGAGTTCGTCCCCGGGGCGGGCGGCGTGCAGCCGACCGACCTGTACGACGTCGATTTCCTGGACGCGGGCGGCGCGTCGATGTTCGACGACGGCACCGGCACTTCAATCGGCGCGAACCTGTCCAACTCGGTTGCACTGCACCGGGTTCCGATGATGTACGGGAAGAACTCGACGGCAGCGACTGTCCGTGCCTGGCTGCAGGGCCCGTCGGGCGGTAACCCCTATCAGCTGACCGTCGCCAACGCGGGCAACGCCAAGAGCGGCACGGTCAACATCTTCCAGATTTCGGGGGTGCTGTGACGTGGCCGTTGAGGTGTGTTCGGGCTGCACGTGCCGGTTCGCGGTGGGGTTGCTGCGCTGCCCGCAGTGCCATGCCGTCGCGCCGATGTTCGCCGACCGGATGAAGAACGAGGAGGAGATCGTGCCGAGGATCACGGTTGCGGGTGGCCCGTCGAACGCGGCGGCCGAGCCCGGTGAGGTCGGCTACGTGCCGGAGGAGACGGCCGTCGAGGAGACGCCGGCGCCTGCTGTCGAGCCCGAGCCGGAGCCTGAGTCGCTGTACGAGGAGCAGTCGGTGGCCGACCTGAAGGCCCTGTGCCGCGAGCGCGGCCTGCCTGCGGGCGGCTCGAAGGCCGACCTCGTGCAGCGGCTTGCGGACGACGGCCCGGAGCCTGCGGCGGCGGAGGACTGACATGTCCTGGTACCAGCTGCTCGATATCCGCCGGCAGGCGCGCGCGGAGTTCGAGCGGGACCCGATGGTCGTCGGCCCGCCGTCGGCGTGTCCTCTCGACGGTGAGCCGCTGCTGCCGGGGCCGCCGTCGGCTGCGGGCATCTTCTTCTGCCGGTTCGACGGCTGGCAGTACCCGCGGGACTGGGTCCGCCCGGAGCCCCCGGCCGGGTTGTTCGACGGGGTCGCGGAAGGCCCCGGCTCCTACAGCGGACTCCCCTAAGAACGAGGCGCCAAGGGTGCCGGGCGCCGCCCCGACGCCCGCCCGCACACATAGCCACCAGTCACAGCGGAGGGAGGTGATCGCATGCCAGTGACGGAGCCCTGCTACTGCACCCGAGAGCAAGTCCAACGCGCCCTCGACATCAAACTGACCGCCCGCAACAACCAGCAGATCGACCGGGCGATCAGCTCCGCACGCCGTGACATCGACAGCCACATGCACCGCGTGTTCTACCCGACCGACGCCATCAAGCGCTTCGACTGGCCCAACTTCCAGTACGCCTACCCGTGGCGCCTCTGGTTCGACCAGTGGGAACTCGCTGCAATCCCCACCGCGGTCACCTCCGGCGGCGTCACAATCCCCCTCGCCGCATGCAACTTCGAGCCCGTCAACTCCGGCCCGCCGTACAACTATCTGGAGCTGCGCCGCGACCTGCCGTACTCCTTCGGGGTGGGCTCGACGCCGCAGCGGGACGTCGCCATCACCGGCACCTGGGCCGGGTGCGCGGCTGACACCAGCCCGGCCGGCGCGCTTGCTGCTGCGGTCTCGACGACGACTGCCACCACGGTGACCGTGACGGACGGCAGCCTCGTCGGCGTCGGTGACCTTCTGATCGCAGACTCGGAGCGGATGCTCGTCACCGGCCGGGCCAGCACGGACACCGGCCAGACCCTCGCCTCCGGCGCGGCCACGGCGAACCCCGGCGACAACGCGCTCACGATCCCCGACGGCACGCAGGTCCACGTCGACGAGGTCATCCAAGTCGACTCGGAGCGGATGCTCGTCTACGACATCACCGGCAACATCGCGACGGTGAAGCGGGCGTGGGACGGCACCGTCCTCGCCACCCACAGCGCGAGCGCCCGCATCTACGCCTTCCGCACGTTGACGGTCCGCCGCGGCATGCTCGGCACCACCGCGGCCACCCACACCACCGCGACCGCCTGCACCATCCACAGTGTCCCGGCCCTCATCAACGACCTCGCGGTCGCCGAGGCGGAGAACAGGGTGTTGCAGGAGATCGCCGGGTATGCCCGCTCGATGCCCAGCGATGCCGGGGGCAGCAAGGCCGTTCAGGCACGCCTGGACGCGCTGAACGACCTCCGGGACCGGGCGTACACGGCGCACGGGCGTAAGAACCGGATCCGGGTGATCTGACATGGCGTCGTTCGGCATGAACCTCAGGTTGAAGGGTCCTGTTGTTGAGGGCCGCGGTCCGGCGTTGGTGAAGGTGATGACCGAGGTCGCGATTGAGGAGTTGGCGGACTACACGCGTTACGAGGTCCTCTCGCAGCTCGATTCGGTCCTCGTCAACCCGACGGGCTACTACGAGTCGCAGGTCGTCAAGGACCGGGTGGCGCCCGACATTTACAGCGTCAACGACTCAGGTGTCATCTACGGGCCGTGGCTGGAAGGCATCGGCTCCCGCAACGCGCCGGTCACCAAATTCGCCGGGTATCACACGTTCCGGACCGTACGGGGCCGCATGGCGCAGAAGGCTCACGCCGTGGCGGAAGCAGCCATCTCGCGGCAGATGGGAATGCTGCGATGACCCTCGACCTGACCACCATCATCAACGTTGTCGCAGGCCACGCCCTCGCGTCCGGCTACTTCGACACCGTGAACGGGCACGAGCCTCTGTCTCCGCCCGCGTCCGGTGTGACGTGTGCGGTGTGGACGGAGATGATCGGCCCGGCCCGCGGCGGTTCGGGCCTCAACTCGACGTCCGCGCGGCTGGCGCTGTTTGTGCGCCTGTATACGCCGATGGTGCAGCTGCCGTCGGATGCGATCGACCCGAACATGATGGCTGCCCTCGACGCGCTCTTCACGGCCTACAGCGGCGATTTCACTCTCGGCGGCCTGGTCCGCGAGGTCGACCTCCTCGGTACGTACGGGGAGCCGCTGTCCGGGCGGGCGGGCTATTTGAAGACGTCTGGCACGGACTACCGGGTGTTCACGATCACCCTTCCACTCGTTGTAAATGATCTTTGGGAGCAGGTGGCGTAGGTGACAAAGGCCTCGGGCCTCGGGGACGCCCTCTACATCGCGGGATTCGACGCGTCCGGCGATATTCAGCAGCTCGGCGCGATCGGCGGCGGCCCGGCCCTCCTCGACGTGACCGGCATCAACAAGAGTGCGCACGAACGGATCGGCGGCCTGCGGGACGGCCGGTTCGAGATGACGACGTTCTTCAACCACGTCGCGGTCACCGGCGGCACGCACGAGAAGCTGTCGGCGCTGCCCCGCACCGACGTGATCATGACGTACTGCCGGGGCACCACCCTCGGCAACCCGGCCGCATCACTGGTGGGCAAGCAGGTCAACTACGACCCCACCCGCCCCGCCGACGGCATGCTCACGTTCGGCGTGAGCGCGCAGTCCAACGGCTACGGCATCGAGTGGGGCCGGCAGCTGACGGCCGGCGTGCGCACGGACACGGCGGCGACGAACGGCACGGGCGTCGACACCACGGCGAGTCTGAGCTTCGGCGGCCAGGCCTACTTGCAGGTGTTCTCCTTCGCCGGGACGGACGCGACCGTAAAAATCCAGGACTCGGCGGACAATGCGACGTTCGCCGACGTCGCGAGTTTCGCGTTCACGCAGGTGACGGCGGCTCCGTTCTCGCAGCGGATCGCGCTGGTGAATACGGCGACGATCCGCCGGTATGTGCGTGCGGTGACGGTGACGACGGGCGGGTTCACGTCGATGGCGTTCGCCGTCAATGTGATCAAGAACGATGTTGCAGGGGTGGTGTTCTGATGAACTTCCCCCTCTCCCGGCCGCAGCCTCTGATGGGTGTCGGCGCGTACCGGACGTATGAGATGCGGGCGCCGCTCGGCACGCACTTCCGGCCTGCGACGTGCCCCGAAGTGCAGTGCCTGCACTACCTGCGCGGCTGGCGCGTCCACCTCGAAGCCCTCACCCCGGATCTGGTGGAGGCGGCCCGTACGTCGGGGCGCCGCTACCGCGAGGAGACCGTCGGGGAGGGCCAGACGTACTTGGTGTTCGAGCCGGGGCAGCTCTGTTTCCGCGTCTCGGAGCATCGCGCGCGGCTGGACCGGGCGCCGCTGTTCGTGGTGCGGGACGGGGATTACCGGGGGAATCCGACTGGGCGGGGGCGTCAGCACACGCGCTCGGAGGACTGGGTCGAGGACTTCGCCGCGCATCAGCAGGCGATTGCAGACGAAATCGAGAAGGGGTGATTGGCCATGGCGAAGGCTTCAGGTCTCGGCCAGACAACACTGTCCGTGGATGACGCGTCGGGTACGCCGCAGGTCATCAAGAACGACATCACGAACTGGCAGATGTCCACCCCGCGCGGGGTGCAGGACATCACCGGTGTGGACAAGTCGGCGATCGAGCGGCTGCTGCTGCTGGCCGACGTGTCCGTCACCTACAACGGCGTGTTCAACGCGGCGTCCAACTTCTCTCACGACGTGTTCAAGACGGTCCCGTCGACGTCGGTGAACCGGACGTGCACGAACACCGTCAACGGCGTCACGTTGGCGTTCGAGGCCCTGTTCTCGGACTACCAGCTGACGCGTTCCAACAGCGGCGAACTCACGTGGTCGGCGCCCGGCGCGCTTGCCGACGGAGCGACCCCGACTTGGGCTTAGGCCCAAGTAAGCCAGAAACGCAGGCAGTTGACCGATAGACTGTCCAAGTCATCGAGGCTTGGAGGCCTGGTCATGGGCGGAGCAACGTCCGGAAAGTTCACCATCAAATCCTGCGGCAACGCGCACGCGTGGTGCACGGGATGTCGCCCCGAGATGGCAGCCGCTTTGCGGAAGCCGAAGCCGCCAAGGAAGGAGCACGACAAGCCATGCAGGAACTGCGGACGCTGCGACGCGTGCCTCGGCCTCAGCGCGCCCGAGGGCATGAAGGTCTGCCGCGACTGTCGGGAGACCAAGCCCCTCGCGGCATTCGCTCGACGGCGCGACACGGGCGGCTACCGCAACCAGTGCATGCAGTGCCGCAACGGTGGCATGTCAGCGGGCCGATGCCAGGGGTGCGGGAAGACCTTCGCCCGGCACTCCGCCGGGCGCACACACTGCGCAGCGTGCCGTCCTGCGGTCACGAAGGCGTGCGCACGGTGCGGCAAGGACTTCGTGGGCTCGATGGAGCAGCGCCGCTACTGCTCACCGGAATGCCGCGACGCGACGCTCGACGAACAGCGCAGGGCTGCGCGGCAGAAGGGGCGCCTGGAAGCGCTTCAGGCCTACAGCAGCGAGACGCCCTCCTGCGCCTGCTGCGGGGAACAGATGCTCGTCTTCCTCTCCCTCGACCACGTCAACGGCGGGGGCGGCAAGCAACGCAAGGAGACAGGCGGGGGCGGGTTCTACACCTGGCTGCGCCGCCACAACTACCCGGCCGGGTTCCAAGTGCTCTGCCACAACTGCAACCTCGGCCGACAGATCAACGGCGGCACCTGCCCGCACAAGGAGAGATGACCATGGGCTACGAGCGCAACCCGAAGATCTACCACCTCAAGTTCCTGGACGGCGACTACGCAGGCCTCGAAGTCCGCGTCCGCTCCCTCAGCATGAAACAGCTGCTGATCATCCGCACCGGCAACGGCGACGAAGGAAAGGACGGCACCGAAACCGCCGTCCGCTTCCTCGCCGAACGCATCGTCGACTGGAACCTCACCAGCGACGGCGCTCCCGTGCCGACCACGCTCGACGCGATCCTCGACGAGGACGACGACTTCGTCCTCGCCATCATCAACAAGTGGACCACCGCGGTCAGCGGCGTGAGCGCCCCTTTGGACGAGACCTCACCCTCTGGCGAGACATCCCAGGTGGTGTCCATCCCGATGGAAGCACTGTCCGAGAGCCTCGCGAGCTGACCTACGCCAAGTTGATTCTCAAGCTCGCCGACCGCTGGCACCGCCTGCCGTCCGAGATTGAGAACGAACCCGCTGAGACGTTCCGGCTGCTGGAGATCGAGCGATTGGGGGTGAACCCGGATGACCAACGTGGTGGAGATCCTGATTACGGCTAAGGACCTCGCCGGTCCCGCCATGAAGCAGGTCACCACGCAGGTCGAAGGCACCAGCACGGCGATGAAAACCTTCCACAAGACGGCCCTCGTCGCCGGTGCCGGGCTCGCCGTCATCGGCGTCGAGGCCGTGAAGATGGCCTCGAAGTTCGACTCGTCGATGACGTTGCTGCACACGCAGGCCGGTGTGGCGCAGAGCAAGATCGGCGGCCTGAAGTCGGGTGTCTTGGCGCTCGCGGGGAAAGTCGGCCAGGACCCCGACAGCCTCGCCGAGGCCCTGTTTCACGTCGAGTCGAACTTCGAATCGATGGGCATCAGCAGCAGCAAAGCCCTGAAGCTCACCGAAACCGCCGCCAAGGGCGCCACCGTCGGCCACGCCAAGCTCGTCGACGTCACCAACGCCCTCACCGCCGCCGTCGCCTCCGGAATCCCCGGCGTGCAGAACATGGACCAGGCGATGGGCGTCCTCAACGCCACCGTCGGCGTCGGCGACATGAAAATGCAGGACCTCGCCTCCGCATTCGGCAGCGGCATGGTCGCGACGGTGAAGGGCTTCGGCCTCAACATCACCGACGTCGGCGCCGCCCTCGCCGTGTTCGGCGACAACAACATCCGCGGCGCGCTCGCAGGCAACCAGCTCCGCATGTCGGTCATGGCCCTCGCCAAGCCGGTAGCCGGAGGCGCGGACGCGCTGAAAAGCATCGGCCTACAGACGAACACCCTCGCAAACGACATGCAGAAGGGCGGCCTCAAACTCGCCCTGGAAGACCTCGTCTCCCACATGCACGCGGCAGGCGTCTCGTCGAAACAGCAAGGCCAGATCATCACGGACGCCTTCGGCCGGAAGGCCGGCGCCGGCCTGAACATCCTCGTCGGGCAGATGGGCCGGCTGGAGTCGAAGTACCCGGCGTTGGAGAAGGGCGCGCACAACTTCGGGCAGGCGTGGGCTGATACGCAGAAGACGTTCGCGTTCCAGTCGAAGCAGTTGCAGATGTCGTTCGACGCTCTGATGATCAGCATGGGCGAGAAGATGATCCTGCCGTTGCAGTCGTTCGTGTCGCTGCTGCTGCGGCACAAGGCGGCCACCATCGACGTGACCGCAGCTCTGGGCGGCCTCCTCGTCGCGACCGTCGCTGTGTCTGTGGCGATGAAGGCGGCGGCGGCGGCGTCGATGCTGTGGGCGGCCGGCGGGCGGGCTGTGGCCGTGTTGACGGGCGTCTTCGAGACGGTCGCCTTGAAGGCGATGTACATGCGGGAGGCGTTCGTCGCGGCCGGGGGCGGCGTGGCGGGTTTGAAGCTGGCGTTCGCCGAGTTGGGGGCGGTCGGTAAGGCTTCTGTGGTTGTGGCCGGGCTCGCGCTGGTCGCTGTGGCCGTTGCGAAGATCGCCGATCTGGGGAAGTCGGCGCCGCCGGATATCGACAAGCTGGCGACGTCGCTGGAGGGGCTTGCGTCGTCGGGAAAGTTCGGCGGCGAGCTGGAGAAGACGTTCGGCAGTATGGACGGCCTCATCGGCAAGGTGAAGCTGCTGAACACGGAGACCGAGAAAGCGAAAAACCCGGGCGTATTCGGGTTCCGCATTCCCGGCCTCGATGACGCGGCCGACTCCGTCACCAACACAATCAACAATATGGCCAAGGGCAAGAACTCGCTGGACTCCTTGAAGGGTGATTTCAAGAGCCTGGACCAGTCGCTGGCTGGGATGGCGTCCGGCGGCCATGCTGCGGCTGCGGCGAAGGACTTCGACATGATGCGTACCGCCCTGAAGGGTGCGGGCGTGTCGACGAAGGAGATCAACGCCCTCTTCCCGAAGTACTCGTCCGCGCTGGCCGGGCTGAAGACCGACCAGGAAGCCACCGCGCAGTCGATGGGTCTGTTCGGTCAGAAGGCTGTGGCGACGCAGGCTGCGTTGGATGCGGAGTCGCAGGCTGCGGAGGGGTTGCGGCAGTCGATCGAGGCCCTCAACACCGTGCACCGGGGCGCCTATGACGCGGAGACTGCGTTCTATCAGGCGATGTCGGATGCGAAGAAGGCCGTGAAGGACAACGGTCACACCCTCGACCTCAACTCGGATGCGGGGCGCAAGAACCGCGATGTCCTTTCCCAGCTGGCGGCGAAGACTGAGGACTTCGTCGACAAGAAGCTGAAGGAGAAGGTGTCGTGGGAGCAGGTCGACAAGACGTATAAGCAGGGCCGCCAGTCTTTGATC